GGTTGCAAAATGTGTGCCGATTACTCCTGGTCAGGTGCCAAAAGCGTATCAACGAAAGAGTTTGCCGACTTCGCCGCAATGCCATACCCCAAAACCTTGCCGAACAATTCTTTGGCTGCTGCCTTTTGTTCGTCCGTGCCAGATTTGAGCAATCGATCAACAACTGTATCCAGTTTGGCGGATTGATCCGGAGATAGGTTCGCGTCGTCAAAAATGTCTGCCAGGTCAACGAGCGCGTTGGCGATGTCGTCCTGGTCAACGTCACCCGCTGAAAGTGCGCTGAATGCGTCTGCCGCGTCGTCAAGTTCAAGTGCGGCCGTGGTAATTCCGTCAATAACCGCTTCCAATTCTTCGTGTACAAAATCAATTTTGTCGGTAGAAAGTTGGCGGATTCTTAGTGCAAGTTCGTTTGCCATAATGGTGTTTTTTATTGTGAAACATTTCGCAGCAAATATACCGTTTTTCTATTGCGACAGTGTTAAATAACAAACGCCCCTTTGCCGTTGCAAAAGAGCGTTTTGTAAAGTCTCATGAATGAAAAACCCGCTTGGGTTGTTGTGCGAAAGGTAGGCAAAATCTTTGCCACTTAATCTTCCGCAATGCGGAAACCTGGGAATTTGTGCATCACAAACCGGCAGGCAGCCGGGTATTTTTCAGCAGGTACGAAAAAAGCCGCCCGGAACGTTCCCGGACGGCTCAAAAGGTCAACAATGAAAGTTATCGCTTCGGCCCCTTGATGATGAAATAAATCATCGTCGCAATGCTAAAAAGAGCCGTAACGATACCCTGCCAGTTGCCGCCCAAAATCGCGTCAATCAAATCGCGTACCCGTGTGAAAAAATCGGCAGGAAGCGCCGGCACAATGGCCACAACGGCCGCGCCAATGTAGTTCCAGGTGTTAGGGCTGCGAATCCAGTCCTTCCAATCGACTTTCACCGCCGTTTTAAGTTTTTCCCGGAAAAGTCCGGCGGTAGCAATCAGGCCGAAAATGCCGCTGACAATGTTGCGGGCTTCGCCTTCGGGGAACCCGATGAACAAACCGCCGAACGCCAAAACAAGGGCAATCCAAAAGTTGGTCCCTTGCCAAAATTTCAAAGGTGTGTTTTCCATATTATTTTTATCGTTTAAATTTCAATTGAATTGACGTCAGGCGCTTGTGCAAGACAAGATTTTCCGCCCGTAGCGTGTCTATCTCCAGCCGGAAAGCGTCGTTTTCGTTCCGACAGGCGCGAAGTTCGGAGCGCACCTCTGCGATAGATTCCGCACACTCTTTCCTTATCTCAATCCGCTCTATTTTCCCCTCTGTCTTTATGTCGCCAATGGCTTTCCACATGAAAGCGACCACAATCGACATGAATACAATTACAGGCGCTTGCCTGAATAGGAAAGGGAAAAAGCGTGTCCAAAACTCTTTCATAGGATCGTAAGATTCCATAGCCGGTTTTTATTCCGACTATGTAAAAAGTGTGCCTAATTATCCAATTATCAGTTTGCAAATCCACATTCCGACAAATAAAATTGCCGTGTATGCGAAAAGCGAAAGCGGGTTATCCGTTACCACCGCGCCTACGTCGGTAGATTGTTTCCGCAGCCGATTGTTTCGTTTGCGTTTAACCGGCTCAAATTTGTCAGAATTGCCGGGTTTTCGGATATTTTGGTTGGCTTTGCGTTTGCTCATTTTTAAAGAATATTATTTTCATTCTGTAAAAATAAAGGTTTCTCCAACAAACTTCCCCAAAAAAAAGCCGCCTGCCGAAAGCCCTATATCTGCCAGGTAATGCCATGCCGGACGCCGTGCGTCGGATGAAAAGCCTATTGTAAGCGCCGCACCTGCTATAAATCCCTGCCTGACAAACTTTTGCCCTTGCGTACCGTTTCCGGCAATGCCTGCTGCAAAAGACATAGACGCGGGCGCAATTGCCCCCTTCCAGTTGTATTTAATTTGCGCCGGTTGCGGGTATTCAACATGAGGGCGGATTTGCGCCGATGCGAAAAGCGGGAAAAACAGTAGGAATAGTATTTTAATCAAAATTTACAAATTTTTACAACGGCTGAAACTTGAGCCTGTGTTGTTGTGCCGCTGCTTGCGCCTGCTGTGTATGTAATTTTTAGCGCGTCGTTTGTATCGTCTGCCGTAATCGAAAATACAACATCTGACATTGTTGCATCTGACTGTGGCGACATAAGCGTTTGCACTGTCCCCAAAATTGTGGTTGTGCCTCCCACGTTCCTCAATACACCCGCATAGGTCGCGACAAGCATATCTCCAATGACTACCGATCCATTTCCGATAACAGAAGCGCGCGCATAAACAGTTACCTCAAACTGCCATGTTCTACCGGATGAAATCAACGCCCGTTTAGTATCCAACGCATCTAAAAATATCTCGGTTGCCGAAGTTCCGGTAACTGTTTTTGCCGAAAACGAAAGGAAAGAAGTCCCTGTCAGGGCAATCTCCCCATAAAGCGAAGCGGAAGCGCCTAATGCTACTGCGTTTTTTTCGCTTGCTGTTGCCGCGCCTAATGCTACTGTATTTTCAGCAGATGCGGTAGAACCGACGCCAACCGCGAAACTGTTATCCCCGGATGCTGTCGGCCCCGCTGCTCCATTCCCGCCTAATGCTACCGCATAAGAAGCGGACGCGGTAGCCGCATTGCCAAGGGCTAAAGAGTTAGTACCGGATGCGGTGTTACTACTGCCGAACGCAGCCCCCCCCGTTCCGGATGCGGTGTTAATATTTCCAATTGCGATTGCCTGTGTTCCGCTTGCTGTATTTCGCCTTCCTCCTATGACTATGGCCCTCGTACCACTGGCAACCTGTGTAGATGCCGACCTTGATGTTTGCAGGTCAACCGCATTTGCCCCCCTTGCGTCTCCTCCTGTGGTTGTCCCATCCGGCACTGCCAATGCAAAAGCACCCGTCCCCTTTGGAACAATCGCCGCGTTGACGTTGCTGCCTGCGTTTGTCGCTGTCCAGGATGAAGTCGCCTGCGTTGCCGACGAAAAGCCGGTAGTCCAATCAGCATCCGGAATGTATGCCCCATCTGCATAACCCTTGTCTATCAGCGACCGCGCCGAATAGGTGCCGGAATAATCACCCGAATACCGCGCATCGCGCCCGCCGATTGTCAGCCTGTCGGTAGTACCATTGTCGAACGAAAACAGCGCGCCCGTACCTGAAAAGGCAAGCGAACTACTGCCGGACGTATCCCGGTGCAATACTGTTGCCCCTGCAAGATTCTGGAAATATTGCCCGCCTGTTGAGGTGCCGGTTGTGACTGTAAAACTGGAAATGTCCGGCCCTGTAAATTCAAAATCGTCTACCAGCGTTGCCGCCGTTCCATCGGGTACACTGCCCGATCCGCCATAGATTCCACCGCCTCCAGAGCCGCCAATTTGAACCCATGACGGGGAATTAAAATAATACAGTTCACCATCGGCATTTACCGCGAAAAGCGATTGGTTGTCGCGTGGGGCGTACGCCGGTGCGCTGCTGCCCGTAATTACATCAACGCCAGGCCTGAATCGAATCCAGGTCAGCGCGTCCCTATCCCACCAGAAAAGCCCGGACGTGGTAGTGTCAACGCGAAGTTCAGAACTGCCCGCGATGTTGGGTGTAAAGCCCGCGCCTTTCGTGTACGGCACAGCCGCCGTTTTTACCACCTGCCCGAAAATCAAAGCAGGGAAAAACAGGATAAAAAATGAAAGTAAATTTCTCATAAAGTCAATGTTTAGCCGCCAACCCGGCGAGGTATGCCGGGCGGTAAAAAGTCGTTTCCGACATCCACGACGTACCAATCGCCGGTAGAAAGACCGCCCGTAACAGCCGCCGCGTCATCCACATAAGTAGCCAGGTCGCCAAGCAAATTTTGAATGTCACAATTGCAATCGCCACCACCGCCGCCACCGCCGGACAGCCCGTTTCCGGTGAAGTCTATCGCCTGCGGTGTCATTTCAGGGTATTGCAGGAAGGTAGTTGTCAAGGTGATATTCCACACTTCGCGGCTATCTGTTCCAGATGCCAAAACAAAATCGGCGTTTGCCCGGACAGGTTTCATGCCCTTAGGCCCGCCAATCAATCTATCGCCCACCGTGAGCAACCAAAAGGAGTAGCGCCGCGCCCCGGATTGCAATTTCCTGCAAAGCGCGCTGTGTCCGTCATCGATGTTTAGAACGGCCATATTTAGCCGGTAGGTGCGTTCTCTTTGCTCGATGTAACGCCCGCCTGATAAATTCACCTCAACGGCGCTATCGGGCAAAAAAGAACCAATGCCGACAAGGTATTTCCCTTTTGTGTCGTCGGTGTTCGTGTTGTCAATCGTGTTTACCCAATCCGCTATGTTTTCCCAGTCCCCCGGAAAGTCTGCCCCGGTCGGCAGCATCAGAATTGCCGCAACCTCGCTCCGGCGTTGCCGGTACGTTGTGCCATCTTGGCAAGTTGCGATAGCAGGCAAAAGCCAGTCATCGCACTGCGTTGATGGCAGGTAGGTGAACGGGTTTTGCGCCGTCGTGTCGCCCCAAATGTGGGGAGGTGGGTTTTGCATTTTATGCAAGCGGGTTTGCCCGGCGTTGCGGATCGCCGGTTGCTTTCCAGAACAGTTTAATCACCGCCGTATTTCGGTCGGTGTTGGCGTTGCCCTTCGGGAAGGTAACGTCAATCAGGTCAGGGACCAGCCCGTCCGCAATGCCATACACATAGCCGTTCAGGTCGGCATAGTAAAACTTGAAATTCAAGTTTCCGCACTGAACCTGCCTTAAAAACTCATAGGTCGAATCGTCAAGTTGGTAAACCGTGAATTGAAGCGGGTAACGCTTTTCTGTTGTACGAGTTTTGAGCAGGGGGTAGTTCAGCGTACTTTTATCCGGCACGGCGATTTCTCCAATTCCTACCAACTCCTTTGCCTTCGCGTTCAGGGCATTGGTGTTGTCAATGCTGTTTGCGACATAGGTAGGCGTTGCCGCCGATGTACTACCCCAGGATGCGAATATGTCGCCTGACATGGTGTTTGGCAGCAGGTACAGCCGTGAAATTTGGCTGCGTAACTGCTCGTAATTCGGGCAGTCTTGCACAGCCGGGATTGCCGGATAGAGTAGAACGTCGTCACAATCCGCCGGGCATCCGGTAAGCGTTTCGTTTATTGCAGTTGCCATTTTTTCAGATATGTTTAGACGTTAACGCCAAGATTTGCAGGAGTTGTGATACGGTCGGGATCGCCTTTTGCTTTCCAGGTTATGATAATGTCAGCGAAGGCCCGGTCATCATTACCGCCGCCGCGTGGCATATCCACATCCACCGAATACGGCACTAAGCCGCCTTCAATGCCGTAGGCGTACCCGCCCAAATCGCAGTAGTAAAAGGTGAAATTGAGCGCCCCGCATTGGACTTTTTGCAGAAAATCATATTGCGCGTTGGATAGGTTCAGGATTCGGTGCGTAAGCGTGTACGTGCGTTCTGAAATTGCCTGTTGCAACTTCGGATAATCCAGGGTCAACGCATCCGGTTCGGCAACGCCGCCAATTCCGGTCAGGATGTGCGCCGTTGAATTGTCCGCCGTCGTGTTGTCTATCGTGTCGTTTGCGTAGGCAGGCGTTGGATAGTCGGCATTGAAGTCGGTAAACACGTCCGCCGCGCCTGTTGGGATAATGATAAGGTCGGACACCTGAGAAAGTGATTGCTCATAACTGGGGCAATCCTGATCCGCCGGAATCGCGGGCCAAACGTTGTCCGTAGCGCAATCCGCCGGGCAACTTATAAGAGAAATGTTGTCTGCCATTTTTAAACAAGTTGAGCGGTTTTGTGAAACCTTTTTTCAGGTCGGCAGGCAAAGCAGCCCGTCGCGCCCGGCGGCACATTTGCGGAAAGCCATGCGATGTTATTCGCATAAGACTTGCCCAGGTAGTTGCGCCTGCTGTTCATTTCATCCTGGTTGTAAGAGGTGCAAACGTTGATTTTGTAAGAGTTAATCAGTTCGTCAATCGCCGGAATCGCCTGCGCAAATTGAAGCGTCCGTGCCGCAACTTGTAATGTGTAATCGCCTACGTTTTCCGACAAATCGCAAATCCAATCGAGTTCGCCGCAACCAAAATACAAATCCAAAACCAGCCCGTAAGCCGATGCGGAAAAGCCGCCGGTTGTCGGTGTGTCGCTGTCGGAATTAAAGCCCGCCGCGTCGATGTGTTGCCGCCATCCTTCTTTTGCACTACCGCATCCACAACTCACCTTATTGGCCAGGGGCAACGCCGATGCCAGCGGGAAAGAAATGTAGTATTCCAGATAGTCGTTTGGATTGGATGCCGACCACATCGGCAATTCAATAAGGCCCAATGCCGTTCCGGCTCCCCATTGGTTCGCCGTTGCCGATACACTGACCGGCGTAGGCTCGGTGAAAAGCGGGTCATTCGATGTTACCGAAATGGCATACGTCCCGGTCGTGTCAACGCCGATATGCGCCTTTTTCAGTACGATTTTCCCGCCTTTCACCTGCCTTAATACCCGTAAGCGAAGGCCCGCCCGTGCGTGTGAAACGCTCTTTGTGCCTGTGTTTTTCAGTTGTCCTATTAAACCGGCAAAGGGGGATATTGCCGTGCCGAATTTTGTCCGTAACGCTGCGCTTAAATCCGTCTTGAATTGCAAAATGCCTTTGGCCCTTGCCCTTTCGAGCAATGCCCACCCCTCTATTTCGCAAGCCTCTGCGATTGTTAACCCGAACTCCGGATCGATAATGTAGTAGCCGGAATCCGACGTGTCGAATCCTTCCGGCTCCGGGTCAACGAAACAGGGAATAGAGGAAGGCGCAAGGCCAACCAGCGTATCAAGACAGGTAAGCGCCATAGGGTCTACTGGTTCGGCGGTTTGATGTTCACTTGCACGTTTCGGGCCAAAGAGTGCGACCCGGTTCGTACAAAAATAAGTTGATGTTCGGCCCCGTATGTTACCGATCCTCGCAAGCGGAAATGCACCTTCGTGCTATCGGCCCCTGAACACGAAACACTGTCAACAGGCGACCAAATTCCGTTCGTGACCGTTCGCGCCTGCAAAAGTATTTTCGTGTTGGGTGTGCCGGTAAGTTTTCGCAGTTTCACATAGTATTCGTACTGCCAGGGCGAAGCCATGATCCAGGGAATTTTCACCGTGTCGCGTGTGGTGCCGGTCAGCGTGTCCAGCGCAAAAGACTTTTGGTAAGCCTTCGGCGGTGCAAAATCGTATTCGTGAACCACCCCGTTTTCGTCCTCGAAAACATAGGTATTGGATGCCGATTTGTCGAAAGACATCCCGACGAAAAGAGCGACAATGGCAAGGATAACCGCGCCGCCCCAAATTTTATTCAAGTGTTTCATTTCTGAAAAGTTTTGAATGTGAAAAAATGAAGGGTATCGGCTTATGCCGGTGTAGTGTCGCTGAATTGCAGGATGCCGCTTTCGTTGTTCGGCCCCAATGGAGCGGTAGCAAATGCGCCGATGATCCGCGCCGAAATGTCGTACTGGAATTGGCGGTAGCCGCCAACCGCATCACGGGCAACGCAGGTTTTGGACATCTCCATTTCGTGAACTACCGGAACTTCGCGCCCGTCTTTGATCCATGTGAGGATTGGGTCGGGCTGCGACCAAACGTAGGTCTGGTTTTCGGTGTCGATCAAGGTCATTACCGAAGGTGAGTTCCATTGGTTCCAGAAAGCGAACGAGTTCACGTCAACCGCAAAAACGGTGCGTTGACCCATGTGTTGATCCAGGTCGCGAATGTCGAAGGAAATGTCGTTTTGCGCCCATGCAAGCGCCTGATTTCGGAAAGTTTCATTCATCCGGTTCAGGCCAGCCATCCAAACGTTGTCGTTGAAAAGTTCGCCGGAAAGGAAGAAGTAGTCGCCAAACCCGTTGCGGATTGCGACGCGACGGAATGCGTTGAGGTTCTCGAATGTGAAATCTTCAGGAGGTGCAACAATCAAAGGCGCATCGGTCGTGCCGTTCCAGGTAGAAGGAAGTAGCGTGTCGATGTTCGTCTGCGAAGCAGCATCCAACCCGGCCAAAACAACGTTATTGTTGATTTGGCGGCGGTTTTCGGCCATGATTTGCATTACTTGGCGCTGAAACTCTTCCGTGAAGGTGAGCAGATTGTCGCAACGGTGATCCAGTACGCGGCCAGTGCTGTAAGCAATGATGCCGGTCGTGAGGTCTTTTTTCAGGGTTTCGCCCAACGCGCCAGGGGCAACGGCGCAATCGTTTGTTGCGGGCCAATCTTCCTCCGCGAGTGCGGCGGCTCCGGGACGGTAAAACCAAACCTCTGCACCAACGCAGACGAAATTGTCGCCTTTGAAGCGAGGGAGGGTTTGGGCAGTTTGACGGGGCAAAACCGCGCGGGCGCTGAGCGCCTCGCCGCGTTGCCATTCTGTGCGCGCTGTGTTGGGTTCAGCGAGCCAAAGGTTGAGCGCATACTGCGCTTCCTGCATTTGTGATGCGGTAAAAGCCATTTCGATAAACGCTTTATAGATGAACGTTTACCGGCCTTTGCAAGTAGTTTTTGTGCTTCGCTAAGCCGGCATTAACCGGCAGCCTGTTTTTGTTCGTTCCACGCTTTCATTAGGGCGGGTCTGTCTTCGGGTTTTGCGCTCATAAATTGAGCGTCAAAATCGCGCTGCGTTGTCCCGGCGGCTATGGACACTTTCGTGCCTGCCTGCCCGTTTGCGCCCGCTGCGCCCGATCCTTGCGCCCCTGAACCGCCCCGGTTTTTGTCCTGTGTGACAATGCCAAAAGCGGTTTGGGCAATCGGCAAAACTTCCTTTTCAAAGTCCGATTCATAACCGGATTCATCCAGGAATTTCAGCGCATCGCCTTCTCCGATTTCGATACGGTCGAGGTTTACGCGGGATTTCAGGAAGTCAAGTCTAACGGATTTTTGCTCCGGTGTATCGCCCAAATTGACTTTGCCCTTTTCCAGTACGGAAAGCAAACTCTTTTCAAGCAGCATACCCTTTCGCGTGTTTTCCGCTGCTTTGACTTTCTTTTCCCATTCGGATTTCTCCGCCGCGAATTTCTCCCCGGCCTTTGCCGTTACATCGCTGACAATCGCCCGCACTTGTGGAACTTTCAACAATTCCTCTTTTGAAAGTTTGGTCGGGTCGCCGTCGATGTGTGCTGCGCTTTCTCCCTTCCATTCAACGAATGCAGAAAAAAGCGGCTCACCTTCAAGCGCCTCCGGGTTTTCAAAACCGGAATCTTTTATGAGACGGGAAAAACGTTTTTGCACTTCGGAGCGCCCTACCTTTTTTGCCGTCTCATTGGCTGCCTTGACTTTATCCGGGATGAAGGCTGCCAGTTTGGCGGCTGCCTCTTTTTCCGAAATAAAATCTTCGCCCTGTTTGAAGTCGGCGATGAACTGCTCCGGGTCTAATTTTAAGCCAGACGCGACGGCTTTAAGTATTTCTTCCATAACCTATTATAAGGCGGTAAGCCTATTTTTTTTCCGCTTGTTGGATTTCAATTGGGTCAACGCCAACCGGCACTAACTTTTCTTCTTTGGGATTGGTTTTGGCCGCAACCTTTGGAACGGCGCTGCCATCCGCCCGAAAAGTGTATTTGCCTTTCGTCACGAAATCGGATTCCATCGCTGCTTTTTCAGAGTCGGAAATTGGCGGATAATCTATGCCCGTTTTTTTGTTTCGCGGTATCCAGTTCATGCCATTTCGTTTAAAATCGCTGTGGCGGCGTTCACGTTAACGTTTTCCTCCGGTTGTTCGTCGGGAATTTGGGCAGGGATTTCAACCGGCGGCTTTGCATTGCCTTTTTGGCCCTTCGGCTTTCCTGATGTAACGCCTACCGGGTCGCCTGCTACTTTCGTCCAGCCGTTGTCAGCAACCATTTGCCGGGCAATTCTGGATTTAGCAAGGGAAACGCCGTTGAATTTGCGCCGCTCAACGGTTCCGTTTGCGGTCGTGCGTTCGTACAATTCAGATGTACGGAGAATGTTCTTTGCCATAATGCTTTTTTAGCGTGTAACAAAATTTGATCCAAAGGTAAGGTATTCAGCGAAAATTCGCTACTGCTTTTTTAATTTTCTAAATTGCAATGAAGATTTGCGTTTCGTCGGTGAATCGCTTTGCATATCCATCGTTGTAATTATGACAAAACTCGACATCTTCGTTTCTATCTTTAAGCGCCTTTTCAAAGGATGCTTTAAGTGTGCTGTACATCTCTGGATTCTTATCTTTTATTCCTTCCCAATGCTCAAGATTGCGGCTTGCCAGTATAAAAGACTCTTTTATTTTTCTGTCAATGCTTTGGTACTCGTATTTGTCTTTTTTTAAATACCCGCCAATATGGAATAAAATAAACCTTTCTTCCTTATGGCTTACCCATCCAATAAAAGAACTTTCCCGATCTTCGTCTGTCATTTCTTCGCCAAAAAAATCACCTGCCCGTATCTGATTAAAAACGGCAAGCGTCATTCTTTTGCCGCCAACCTCCATTACCCGGATAGTTATCGGAACGGTTTGAATTGATATTTTTTCCATTGTTTTTAATTTTCTGCTTTGACAATTTTCGTGTAAGTATTCCGGCCCCTCTTTTTCGTTACCCGATAGTTTGTAAGCGGTGTAACGACTTCCTTTTCCTCGATTGCCTGAACGATCTTTTCGGCAGCCCGGTAGTACGCCGATTCGAGCGCCGCCGTGTGCTGTGTCTCTCTGATTTCACGAAACTCTTTTTCCACGCGGGCAATGCCTGGTGCGGCTTCGATTATCGGGTTTGATGCCGACAGGCGGAAAAGCCTATCCAAGTTCACCCCGGCAAATTCGCCTTCGTTGAGACGGTTAAGGAAGCGGTCATGTTCCCGGCTGCCCTGCCGGTTAACGATCCATTCTCCGCCCTCCGCCTCTCCGTACACGTTGCCTTCGCGGTCTGATACCGCTATTCCGCCGTATTCGTGCGCCGGGCCTTCCAGTTTGCCACCTTTGCGGAATTTCGGCACTGATGCGGCTTTCAGGGCTTGAGATTTCGCCACCGCAAACGCCCCGAACATGGTCGCTATCGTTGCAACGGCAAGCGGTATGCCCACAAAAGGAATCGCAGACAATGACTTGAAAATGTTTGCCGATGCGGAAATAAGGGATGAAATTTGACTCACACTGTCAAGCAGGATTTGCGCCCGCACTGCTTTTACCCTTTCTTTTTCCGCCTCTTCCCGCGCCTTTTTTGCCTCTTCCAATTCTTTTTTTCGTAGGTCGCTGTTATTTGCCAGCCCCTCTTTTGCAAGTTCCTGTTCCCGGATTAGCGCATCTTGCGCCGCTTCGACCTTCTTGCTTGCCGCGTCAACCGCTGCCTCTGCCTCTTTTACCCGTGCGTCTGCAATCTGGTTCAGACTGTCGATAATTTCAGCCGTAGCATCTTTCAGTCCTTCAAAACCCTCTTGGCTTATGCCTAATATTTGCGCCAGGCTTCGAGGCTGTTGCCCTTCGATTGCTTCCTGCGCTACCGCCTGCAATTGTTTTACAATGCCTTGCGCGCGGAACTTCATGTCTTCGTCTATGGTGTCCGCAATCGGCAGGGGCTGTATTGGCTCGGTGCCTTTTTTGATTTCTTCAACCTGCTGCTTTGCCTTTGAAAGTTCCTCGTTGTATTTAGCCACCACTTCGCCGAACAGGCTTGCAATGGCTGCCTCAATCTCTTTTCGTTGCCCGTCTGTTGTGGCCAATGCCAACAACTTTTTTTGCAGGTCTTCAACGCCGTCCAATGCCGCTGCAAACTCTTTTTCAACTTTTCTAATCGGGTTGAATGTGTTTTCAATATCCAGGGCTTCGGCCCGCTTGTTTACATCGTCTAACAACTTGTTGAAAGCCTCCAATTGTTTTTTTGCCTCTTCCTGCTGCTTTTTGCGCTCTTCAGCGGCTTCTTTGCGGAACTCTCTTTGCTCTTTTTCAGCATCAAAATTCGCTTTGTTCAGGTTAGAAACCGCCTCCTGAAAATCAACTTCCGCCTTTGCCGCTTCTTCACGGGCGGCCAAATTTTCTTTGTCAAGTGCAAATTTCTGCTGCGCTATTTGTTGCGCTTCCAAAGCCCGATCAACGGCCTGTTCAGCCAGCGTTTTTTCTATTGCAGCCGCTTGAGTTGCCGCTTTGGCCCGTGCGCTTATGGATCGTGTGCTGTCATCTGCAACCTGCCTAAATTTATCCAACTCAACCCGCGCCCGCGCCGCTTCAACACTTTGCGTTATTGTAACATCGCGCAACGCCTGCAAGCGTTTTTCCAAATTGAATGCCGATACCGCCGCGTTTGCCAGTTCATCACCGAACCCGGTAACAGCCTGCGTTGCCGTCGATAATGCCCCGGAAAAGTCGCCTGAAAAAAGTTGTACGAATGCGCTACCCAGTTTTATAATCCTTTCCGCAACAACATTCAAAGCGGCGCTAAAACCGGCAGTTATTTGGTTGATTTTATCTAAAAGTGGCTGAAACTTGCTTAAATACTGAATAAGTGAGGCAACGCCGGCAATAATAACGCCTATGCCAAGCGCCTTTAAAACGCCGCCAAATATGCGAAGAGCGCCGGTTAGCGCCCCGGTTGCCCGCGTCCCGCCCGCTGCGTTCGACGTAAATCCCCGCATCGTTTCTGACCATTCGCCAAGCGACTTGCCCGCCACCTGCTGCCCGGCTATTGTTTGCCGGATGGATTGCAGCCAAGTTTGATTTGCCGTCCGTGCCTGCTCTACCGCTTTGGCCTGCTTCGCCGTGTCGGTTGCCGCCGCGTCCATTGACTGCGAAAAGTTGTCAGCCGCACCCGCCGCCTGGTTGAGCGATTGCGTAGCGGTGTCGCCAACAGTATCGACAGATTTGCCGATGGAAATAACCTGTTTTTCAAGGTCATCCAATTTTTTAGAAATTTCACTGTCGTCAAATGTCGCCTTAAAAACTTCTTCCATCGCTGCTGTTTATTGCTTTTCCTTTGCCCGCGCTATCGCCTCCTTTTGTTCGGCTTCGCACTCTTCGAGCAAGGTGAAAAATGTAATATAGTCGGTTTTTATCAGGTCTGACAAGGTGTAAAAAGAGCGAACGCGCATTATAAACTCAAGCCCATGTCGCAAATCGTTTTCAATCTTGTCGGTCATAAATTCGTACCGCCCGCCCGAATCTAAGTAGTACCGTCCGACAACTTTTCCAGCCGCTCCGCTTGCCGTTCCGCCTCGTTTCTTAATTCGGTCAATACTTTGCTGAATCCGGGTGTTAATAGCATCGCAAAAAAAAACAAGTCCTGTTCACTGATGTTTTCCTCCACCCAATCGCCGATGTATTGTTCCGCCCGGTTTAAATCCCATTGGTACGGGTCATCGCCGTCCCTGTAAATAAAGATGCTGCAAAGGTAGAACGCCTTGTTATAGCGGTCTTTCGACATATCCAAAACGCCTTTCCTGTAACTGTCTGCCAACAGAATCAACTCCGTGCGGATTTCAGAAAACTTCTTGTCGGCCCCTGCCAGGTCGGTAATCTGTTTGAACGCCTCCACGATGCCGGAAAAGGTTTGCCCCGTTCCGACAACGATTTTCAATTTTTCGTATTCCGTCCACTTGCGTATCCCAAGCGGGTCGCCCGGTCTGATAAAATGGTATGTCCTGCCGTTCGCCGTAAACGGCTCGTAAGACAGTCCGCCGTTCGCATCGCGGGCCAATGGCTTTATGGGTTTGAAATTTTGTTTAACCTTTTCGCTCATTTGTGAAGCCACTTATCAACAATAAGATGCCATGTTTGCAGCGCATACGCGCCCGATATGGCGATTAAAATAAACGGCACTGAATGCCAGCCTAAGCCGCCGTGTAAAGTCTGATACCCGATTGCGACCCACCCGGCGTGGCACTTAGCGCACCCGACAAGCGGCATGAATAACCACATCGGCAGACGGGCAAGCAATCCTTTTACCAGCCAAAACACCTGCCCCGGTTCGGATAGTGGGCCTGTGAAAAGGTAGGCCCAAATGGATATGTAGAGGGCGGTTTGCATTACGGGTAAACGCGGATTTCGATAGGCGTCAAATATAGTTTTTCATCCGCTGCGACACCACCTTCCGTAGTTAATAATAATATGTCATTTGCGCTGTTCCAAAACCCGTATTGAATTATATTACCCGCTGCGGCCCCTAAAAAGATAGCCGTTTTGTTCTCGGTAAAAACACCTGCAAGGGTTCCGATATAAACGCCAACATCGTCCCGCGTCCACACCACCGTCCCACCAAGTGTATTTTCCAAAACCGTTGCAACGGGCGCGTCTGTGCCAGTTTGCGAAAGCAGAGCAACATATTTCAGGTAAGACGCCCCGCCCAAATCGGCAATGCCCTGCGTCGTTGTCCGCACCGTTTCCCCGTCCTGAACTACCGGAACGAGTTCGGTGCCGTCGAGTGTTGCCGCTGCTGTCAGTTCTGATATTTTTTCCTTTGCCATTTTGTTTTAGGTTGCGCTTTGCTCCGTGACAAGAGCATCGCCGGTTTCAGTTAATAGGATTTTGCCAGATTCTGAACTAATGTAAAACACCCGCTCCGACGGCGGGAATGTAGGTGGAGGGTATGTTTCGCCGCTGCCTTTCGGAACGGCAACGAGGAAAAACGTCGCGTCGTTGAGTTGCTTTTTCGTTGCCATTATTCAGAAATTATAGGCGTTTCTGTTTCGGTTGCAATGTGGTTTCCTTCCTCGGTAATCAGGTAGTTATCAGTAGGCTCTCCCGGCAAACAAATGTCCGTATCCGCCACAAATGGCGGCTCGTACAATTCAGGTAAGCAAAAGCGGTTAAGGATGAATGTCCCTTGTATTTGTAAGGCAAAGTAATCGTAAGGCCAAACAAAAACGGCCTGCTTGTCGGGCAGATTCCAGAATGAAAACGGCGCAAATATTTGCGGTGATTTCTGGATTTGCGAAACGCTCGTTATTTCAATTCTGCGGTATGCCCGCGCCTTTGGCGTGTCTGCACCAAATACGGTTGTTGCCGCGCCCGGCGGTGTTCCGAAAAATTCAGCAATCACATAAGGGACAAGTTTGTCCGCCGCCCAGCATTCCCCCGCCGTTATCGCATCGCCCAGGCGTTTCATGTTCATCCAGCAAACGAACTTCAAATTGAAGCGGTAAACAAGTCCGCCGCGTTGCGGGGTAAATTCGTCAAATCCAACAAATGACGTTCCTCCGTTGTCCACGAAATAGGCCACTGCCGAAAGGCTGCTTTCAGGAATAAACCATTTTAGTTTAGCCTGATCTTCAAAGCAGCGTTCGGCGTTCACATCGCAAGCGACCGGCCAGGATTGCCAGCCCACGACAACCGTGTCACCGTTGTCCGCTTTGCGCGTGTCCGGCTTTTTGGCTTCAATAACCAAACCGCCGAACCTTTCGATCCAGTCCAGCCCGGCAATTTGCGCCTTTAGTACGTCTGCGATTGCTGCGACCATTATTGTTTAATCACTTGTTTAACAAACATTGCGCCTTCTTTGCCGGACGCCTCCAAAAAATACAGCCCCGGCGGCTCTTCGCTGTTCACATACAGCGTTTTGCCGTTGTGTGGTGTTGCATCCAACGCCCACAAAAGGCGACTGTCTGCGTTATAAAATCTAAGCATGGTAACGCCTGCCGGGACATCCACAAAAAATGCTCCTGATGCGGGATTAGGGTACACGCTAAACTGTTGCGCTTCAAATTCATCCGTTCCGGTTGTTTCTTGTTCGGAAGGCGAAACATAGGCAATGTTAAAGGGCAGGTATTGCAACGGCGTTGCCGTGTATGCGGCCGGTTTCAAAACAGGATGGTTGACCCATACCGGGAAAAACTGCGAAAGTTTGCCCGCTGATTTAGCCACAAAAACAACGCTGAAAATATGGCTTCCGTCCCCGATTGTAATACCGTAAGTGGTTGACAATCCGGCCCGCATCTCTCCGGGTTGAAGGCCATACCCAGGCAGCCCGTACCACGAAAACGCGCCCGAATTAAGGCCCGGAAATGTCCCGGTAAACTGAAAAGGATTGGCAGGATTGGCATAGGCCAACGCCCCGGTATCGTGTTGCATTGCAAACTGAAAAGCGCCGATCCCGACAAAGTTGAAAACGCGAAATTCCGCTGTAACGGTGTCGCCGGCAGAAAACGTTTTGTCCGCGATTTGCCAATCCAATGACTGCGAAAAAGCGGACACGGGAAGCAGCAATGCAAAAAGGATAAGTTTAATTTTCATATTTTTTTGAAAGTTGTTTACTGTTGAAATGCCTTTAAAATTCTTTGTCGGTTGGCCTGCCTGGTCAGTTCGATTTCTGCTTTTGACGGTAGCAAGATATTGCCCCGCTTCTTTGCCGCCCCGGCGATAATGTCCCGGCTGCGCTGGTCGGTGCCTTCGATCACGACGGTAGCGGAAAAAACCGTGCTGCTTTCAACGCGTGGGCGGACGGCTGCAAACATTCTGCCCGTCCTGGTGAAGTCCACATAACCGACCTGATACCCTGCTTTTTGCCGGTCTTTGGCGTAAGCAGGGACATACGGCGCAAAGGGTTGTTCGTTGCTGTTTTGCCCTTTGGTTTGTATTCTCAATTTAGTTAATGCAAGTTGGTCGAACGAAATCCGCAGCGCCTCGTTTTCACGGTCGTTAATCAGGTTTTGTTTAATCTGACGAATCCTATTTAGTAGCGCCTCGAATGCCATTTCTTAATCAAGTATAAAATTTTCCTGACAACCTTGAAACGCTTCGGCCTCCACATCGAAATAAAAACGTCCGACATTCAGCGCCGTTCCCTGCCTGTTAGGCGTTTCAAAGGTAAGGTTTTGTATCGGTATTTCTACTTGCACGAGCGCGTCAACGAGTTTTGCATCTTCCAAAACAATCGTATCCAGGTCGCCAGATTTGGTCAGCCACCCTAATACAAAATCTGGAATATCCGCCACCTCAAACCCGCGCCGCTCAACAGTGCGCGTAAAGCGCCGTATTTCTTCGCCGTCACCATTCACCGCTATTTCTGTTTCGCGTTCAACTTCCGGCACATCCCAAATCGGCATTGGCAAGTACATATACTGCTCATATCCGGTTTGGTAAAGCACATTGGCCTTGTCGGTCGTGTTGCTGAAATTCAACCTCCATACCGGCCCGGTTGACAGGATTCCGGCCTCGTTCGTGCTTGTTGTTGGTGTTCCCAGTGTCAGCGTTGCGCAACCGTCGGCACTATCCCATGTCGCTACATATGATTTGGTAATAATCAGCCCGCAAGGTGTTGTCACCTGAATGCGATAAAATTCTTCTTCATTCGCCAGCGTATCAACTACCGTAACACTGCTATTTGTTGCAATTGTATCATAAGACAGCCCTACTTTTCGCTGAATGACGTATGTGCTACCGCTTGCCGCCGCTATCGCCGCTTCCAAAACGAATTGAATAACCGGGTCTTCAACTGCGCAAGAATCGGTTTGAATTTGCAAATCAACCGCTTCAAAACCGCAAAAGTCCCTGCAATCCAGAACCTCCGAATAAAACTGCCCGCCTTCATCGCCTAAATTTATGTAAACATACCAATAACCGCAATCCGGTATTACATCCAAATCGGTATCCGCTTTCCATGTTACCCACCACCGCGTAAGGTCTGTTTGAACATCAAGAAGGGTAGTGTGATCCAGGATAACGGCGTCGGTGTCATCTTCCGGATTAAACAGCACAAATGCCGACGGCGTTGGCGCTGTCCCTGTGCCGGACAACTGGAAAGGCAAAAGCCGCGTTCGAGGACACGGCAAGCCATACGGAACCAAGTCCGTACCGAATTGCCGGTGCCGCTGGAAACGCAGGTCGTTTGCGCTGTATCCAATCGCGTAGAACGGCAGGATGTTGCCCGGATTTGATGGTATCATTTTTTGCGGGTTTTTATCTTGAATGCCCTTGCAGTAGAAAGAAACTCTTTGCTGTTTTTTCGCTCCCGCAACGCATCAAACGTCTTTTGCCCTTTCAAGCCTTTCAAATTTTGCTCTGCCCTTATTTCGCCAAATTCAAGCCCTGACAACATTCTGTCTTTATTTTCTTTATCTGCTTTGCCGTATTGGAACAGCGATTTATCGAGCATCGCTTGTTGATCGCCCGTCTTTATGTGCGGTAGTTTTGCCTTGCTCGGCTTTAATGTTTTTGAGGCAACGCCTCCACCTTTCCCGTTGCCACGTTCCCGCGTGCCATCCTCATCCATTTGCGCAAATGCGGCCCGTTGCGAATCTTTGGGGAGTTTCTTAAACTTTTTCGTCGCCATGATTTTAAATGTTTATTCGTGCAAAAGATTTAAAGTCAACATTCCTGTTTGCGTGTCCTGTTCAGCGCTTTTTATTTGCCCCAGGCCCAAAGCCGTTTCAACCGTTTCCGTCGGCTCAAACGCATCGCAGCAAAACGGGATTTTAATTGCTGCCTGTGCCTTGCGCTTTTTCAGGGTTTGTACAACGAACGTACCGCCTGCCGTACTGGTTGCTGTCATCGAGTACCGGCCAAATACCCACAAATTATTTATCAACTGCCTCCATTGCATCGCGCCATTTGCGATGCCGTCAATGTTATCAATCAGGTAGTCATCGCCACTAATCGGGTAAGCACACACGAAAACAAAACCCTGCAAGCCCGCCGATGTATTTTCATAAAGCCCACCAAAGTCGGCATTCATTTGGGTAAGTTGATGGTCGATTTCTGAACCATTCGGGCAACCGTAGTCAATTCTTCGAGGCGTGAAAGTCTCGTTGAAAGATTCCTGATATGCAAACCGCTCAAATGGCGGAATTTCACCGTCTGTTTCAAATCGGTTAAGGCCGCGAATGTATTTGCCGCCCGCCAATGTGGTGAGGTCAATCCCTGCGCTTCCTGTAAAATATGTTTCGTGCTCGATGCGCAAAACATTATCACCGCCATCCCGAACAATCGCCCATCGAACATTTAGCGCGTCCTTTAGCGCTGTCAAAACGTCATTCAGCGAAAGCAGCAACCGCGTAGCGTCGTTTGTGGCCCCTGCATTTACCACATCCGACTTTTGGAAGATTAGAACGCTTTGCATCACGGCTTCAACATCCTTCGCGTAATCGTATGCGTCGTTTGTCGGGTTGGTGTTGTCCGGGTTGATATTCAGAAAGTCGCTTTTTACGCTGTCAATGTCGCACCCAGTGGCCTCAACGGCGTCCTCAATCATTTCCTGAATAAGCCGCCCGTTGCTCACCTCGAAAGTACCGTCTAAAAATTCCGCCGTGTAACTGCCTGTCAGAGCGGTTATTTCCTGCACCGACGAAACGACGGTAATAGGCCGCGCCCAATCGTTGCCGCCCTGGTTAACCCATCCGTATCCAGGGGGAGCGCCCACCTGCGTAACAACTTCCCGTTTCCAGGTCGTATCAATACTCACATCATCAACGCCCACCGAACCGGATCCGGTGTAAACCTGCGAATGCGCAACAGGTGTCCACCCTGTTGTTGGGTCTGCGTCTGGGTCAAACTGCACATCGTGCGGCCCCGCCCCGCTCCAGCAATCCCGAAGGAAAAGCAATTGCCCGGAACTTGCCGGGATAATTACCGGCCCGTCATAACTGCAAATGTCGGTTTCGATAGTGCCGTAAATCCCTTTAAGGGTTTTAGCCGTGCCGTAAAGCAACCAATTCGTTTGCTTTCCAAAGTTGTTTTTGGCACACTCATACACGTCATTTGGCACGACCTTAAACGAAACTTCGCACTTGTCGAGGTCATATTTGCCCTCTGTGGGTAGTACCACCCCCTCGAAAAACGTCACCCATTCGCCCCCGCAATACTGCTCAATCAACATCGTAACGCTGCATTCGGTAGCCGCGTCCAAAATGGCTTTGAAGTAGATATAGTCAGCACCTCTAAACAGCAATTCCGTACTCAACGAAACGCGATAACTCACGCCGTCATCCTGCAATTCCCAACGCTTTTTAAGCCCCGTGTTGACAGGTGAAACGGTCGTGTCGCCCGATCCGTCGTTCGCTGTGAAGCGGAATTTGTCGAGTAGGTTAAACATCAAGAATCAATATTTTTTGCGAAGTTCTCAACGTCCCACTCTGAAATGTGTAGGGAGTTAAATTTTTGATTCAGCGCATATAGTTCTTTCCTATATTTTGCCGTGCTGAATCCGTGTCCAAAATTCAGGCGGCGAATACTTGCCCTTATTTTTTCTTCCCGACTGTTCCCGCGATACCACGTACAAGCCCACGGCGTTGCATTTGGGGACAGGTAAATGTGCCACCTAAACCACTTTTGCCCCCGGCTATTCTCCCGCCATTGGGCAATTACAGGTAGGGTAAAACACAAATATCCCCATCGGGTAGATATGTTGACGGCCCAACACATAGCGTTAGCGCCGTATATTGTTACCGGCCCGATTGAAAGATGCCCGCCCATGTGGTTTTCCCACCATGAAAGCGCCTTGTACTTTTTTGTAAAGCCCCAAACGTGCATAATTTTACTGTTTTTCTTTTAATTCATCGTAATCCTTCAAATATTCGTTCATCATGGCTTCGATTCGTGGTAGCGTTTTTCGCCCTGCGATTTTCAGCGCGTCCCGAAACGTAACAGCCTCCATCAAATTTGCAAAGCCTGAATTTGCACAAATATGCTCTTCCAAGAGAGATACAAGGCTTTTGAATACCTGGTTTTCGTGTTCGCTCATGGCTAATTCTCTTTTTGCTTTATCCATTCTTTCGCCGCAATCAGGCTTGTAGTTTGAAAAAGTGTTTTCCCTGTAATGTTTTTAACCGCATAAAAATAACGACTTGATGAGCCGGCAGCCGCAAACACATCAACAACGATTTCATATTTAGGAACAGGATGAATTTTTAATTCACTCAAAAACTCCTGTACCTCTTTTGCGGTTAATTGCGCGCAATTGCTCATTTATTTTTAGTTTTTATTTCAGGCCGCAAATGTTGCGCGATTTCATCCGTAATCCATGACAGCGTATGCCGGCAATTGTAGCCGCCGCAATCAACAAAAGGGTCATATCCAACTTTAGGCTTTCCCTGAAATTGCAGGTTTTTCCAACTTGAAATTTCAGGACGGCTAAAAACTTTATTCACGCGGGCAATGCAAAACGGTCGGCTGTCATTTTCCAATGTCCCGCTATAAATCGCGTACTCCAAACCCAAACGATCTGCATAAATCAGGTTTGCCGTCCGATCAATCCTTTGGTACAGGTCAAACGAATTTGTCCGCCAATGCCGCTCCAACATCCCTTGCCCCGGAATACCGACAAACACCTGCCGGAACGTTTTTTGAAACTGCGCCAACGGCATTTTTTGCGTAATCGCCTGATTGACCAACCCCGCCACCCGTTGCCCGATGTTCGGATTTTTAAACAGGCTTTCAAAGTATCCCCCCGGTATCAGTTCCTTTGTGTTGACATTGTAGCCCCACCTTTGCAGGGTCAGCCGCCGCGCCGCTTCGTCGATGCTCTCCACCTTTCCAGGCTCAAACGTCTCGAAATATTCGCTATTCAGCCCAAACAACCTACCGGCCCAATCCAACACGCTGCCCAACATCGTTTTTTCATATTGCCTCTGCCATCTAGACATTGCCCGAAACAGCCCCGCCACTTTCCCCAAATTCGATGCCGTGTATTTGATCCGCCCGTTTTCCGTTTCAATCGTGCCGACCAGCCAATCAATTACCAATCCGTAAGCCGCGTTTTGCAAGCCCCTGACAACGGTGTTTGTCGCTGCTGCTGCCTTTTCTGATTCTGCGATTCGGCGGCGTTCAAGTTCGGAGCGTGTCGGCATTATATGCCATCATTTTGAGGTTCGTTGAAATTAGGCTCCACCATCACATCCGCCCCGGCCAACTCAATCCGGCCCCGGTATTCTGCCACTTTCGCTTCAACAATCGCTTTTTGCTGCTCGTACTTGAGCAAATGAAAATTAGGTGTTTCAACCTCTATTTCCTGAAATATCTGTTTCCAGTACGCCCAAAGAATTGCGTTGCTGTCGGTAGGAGAAAGGATAGAAATAATTTGCGCCTGCTGTTCCGGCGATTTGTCGTCGAACGGTAGCCATGCGTACCGCGCCACGATGCGCTTATGTGTTTCCGGCTCTCCCTCAAATTGCTTTGCAAGGATGCGGTGCCGTTGGTGAACTTTCGCCTCGTAAATGTCCACTTGCTGAATTGCGGAAAAATTGGCAACTTCCTGCTCAAGTGTGAGCATATCAATTTTTTCCGGGTAGGAATAGTTGACCGTGATCGGCCCGTATTCCCGATAGTTTGCCAGCACCCGAAAGGCAAGTTCAATGCCCTGGCAAACAACCAAAGCCGATGCGCGCAATATGTCCGCCTGTGCGTCGGTCTTTTTCAGGATCGCCGTTGCTGTGTCGGTGCTTGCCCCGGTTGGTTTGGTGGATGTTTCGCGGCCTAAAACCGCATCCGAAAACCTGACTTTGTGTTTTTCAAGTTGGGAATCAAACCATTCCAAAAGCGCCGTATCGGTAGGCTCCTCAAAAGCGAGTTTGGACAGTTCTAACAGTTCATCCGGCTTTAACCCCTCCGGCATTGCCAACCTTAAAACCTCCTGCTCTGTATTGAAGTTGGCCCGTAAGCCTGAACCCTGACAAGACGGGCAACGGCTTTTGCCATGTTCGCCCGCGTAAATCCATCCCTTTTCGCAGCGTTCGTGATTTTCGGTTTCGTATTCGCAAGCGGGCGAAAATTCGCTGCGTCGGCGAAATGCCTGCATGACTATTGCCACATCAAGCATTTGTTTGTCCCGGATCACATCTTTCAGGACAAAGCGCCCATCCCAGAACCAAGAAACATAACTTTCCTCGTTCGTTTCCTCGTCCGGGTACGCGCCTACGCAAAACGCCGGGACTTCGCCCGCGCCGTGTTCGATGGTGGAAATGTAAAAGGCTTTGCGCTTTTTTTCGCTGGTTGGCAGGATTGCGTTTTGATATTGAAAACCGCCGTCTGCCTGCATTTCAGGCGATTGGAATACGGGGTACACGTCTACCTCAATCAACATTTCCCCTTCCATCATTACGGTTTGCGCCCCGATCTCCCGCGCCTTGATAACGCGCGTCGTGTCGTACATATAGTAAGTCTCCAATTGTACATCCCGCCTTAAACCGCCCTCAATCTTGTATTCCATTCGGAAGTCCCTGAACAGCACCCACGACGGTATCCCGTCGCTGTCCATGCCAAAATTTAACACGTCAATGCTACGGAAAATAGCCGGGCGAAGGTTTGTTCTTTCGATTTCGCCGTCCGGTCTGCGCCGGTCGTTCCTGTCGTAAAGTATCCAGGCGTTCGGGTCGTTTTTGGTGAGGTGGCGTACTTTCCCGATTAACCAAGCCTCCAACCCTACCCCCGGCAAGAATGCTTCCCAAAGCGCCGTTTCCAGTTCCTGTTTCTCTTTTTCGGTTGCTGCCACCAGTTCGCGCCGAACGCCGTCAACACGGGTAAGCCGGTTCAAAATGTCTGCTTCGGAAATGACGGTAGGCGTTGCCGGATTGTTCAGGCGTAGGCGCTGCGCTTTGAGCGGCTCCGCCTCAAACCGGCGGTACTTCAACACCTCTTTATCCTGACCCTTGCCGGTCGTGAACATATGGCAGTCGTGCCCGACTTCAACGGTTCGCTCATAATGAGCATGGCGCAACTGAAAACTAATGTTCTCGGTGAGGATTGCTAAGAGTTGCGTTTCGTCCATGCTTCAGCGAATTTTCGCTGCAAGGTAGCAAAAACCGTGCGAAAGTGCAAAACTATTCTTTGCCAAACAGGATATGGCATATAAAAAAACCAGCACCCCTTTGTCTCTAAGGAAGTGCTGGGAAAAAAACAAAATATAAAAAAGAGAATCAAGCAAAATAAGCGCCCTGCCTTTGCATCACCGTCCCTGCTATCCAGTACCGCGCCGCATCAATGGCATGGTTAAAATTGTCGTTCGGTTCGCCGGTCGGCTTTTCGCTCTGCCGGTCAATCGCCCACTCGTAATTGTCCAATTCTGTTTTCAGGTTCTTTGATCGGGCGGTAATGCAGATTTTAAAGTTTTTCATTACCCCGATTCCGGCCTTGACACTTCCCGGCCCCTTTGTTGCCGGTTCGATATTGTACCACCCTTTCTGCTTCATTTCTGCAATAGATTCCGGGTTGCGGTCTGCAAGGATTTTGAAGTTCTTTGAAACGCCTGCTTCCCTCATCAGTTTGTCGCGTGTGGCGCTGGTTGAATTATGGATGTACAAAACCTCATCAAGGTACACCACCCCGTTCTTTATCCCGCACCGAATCAAAGCGCAAGGATCGGGATAAAATCCCCAGTCCAACCCGTACCCCTGCTGTCTGCAATCCGGCGGGAAGTCCTGCACAATTTCGTATTCAGGGAAAACAAGCCCTTGTTTAAGACTGCCCCATTCCCCCAGGGCATAAACCGCGTATTCATCCGCCTTGCCCGGCGTTTGCCGCAATATTTCAAATTGCTGTTGTTGTTCGGGCGGCGAAAAATGGTTGTCGAGGTAGGTTGTTTTGAGTTTGGCGGCTTCGTATAATTCCGAACGAAAAAAGAAGTCGTAAATCCAGGATTCGCGGGATATAGGGTTAAAGGTCAGGTGTATGTGGTTGCTTGCCTTTTGACTTCTTAAACGCCTGTTTAATTCTGTGAAGTCACCGCTTGAAACATTTCCTTTTTTGTCCATCGGCTCTTCTATCCAAATGTCGGTAATGTCCGGGATTGACTTCAATTTGTCCACCTCATCAAGTCCGGCAGACATTAAAAGGTTGCCGTTGTGGCGGCATTCAATATCCATTTCCGATTCCTTCACCTTGAAATAAGGCTCCATGCCGTACCGGGTAATCAAGTCCTTGAAAAGCCTGAATTGACTGTCGCGCACTTGCTTTTCGTATTTCCGGCAAAATATGACCCGGCAAAAGTCCTGCGTAAGGCATTTGTAAAGCAGTTGCGTTGCCTTCGCGTCTGACTTGCCGCTGCCCGATCCGCCATACCAAATTTGGATTCGCGCCGGGTCGTTGAAGTATGGCAGGTAAATGTCGTTGACAATAATGGGAAAACCGTAGGATCGGGCCAACATTAACCCGCCTTCATCCTTCCTTTTGCTCGCCGGGTAAAGGACTGCTGCCATTGTCGCTTTGCTGTTTCGCTTCCAAAAAGCGGTTAAAGGCTTCGATTGTTTCAGGGGTAAGGGTTTTACCCTCCATTGCGACTTCTTTGTTCAGGTTTTCCGTTTTCTGCAATGGCATACCGTAGGCACGGTTTAAAATCGCTGTGGCGGCGTTCACGTTTCCTTTTTTGGCTGCCCTGAGTAGTGCAACCAGTACGGCTTTAGCCTCGCTCATTTCGCCGTTTTCGTCCTTACTGCCTAACACATCTGCGAGCAAAATGTCAAGTTCGGGCAGTTTTTTTACCCTGCCGTTTGGGTTGGCCGTTTCCCCCTTTTCAAGTATGTTGAGCGTTCCGCCGTTCCTGCCGGGTACTTTTCGCATTTTACGTTGCTTTTACGTTGCTTACTGCCTTTTCAAATTAAAATAAAACTTCCCGCCGTTTGCCTGCTCTACCACCGTCACCGAATCGCCGCGCACCTCGCCAAACCCCCAAACCGCCGTATTGCCGGTGTTGATTTCAGTCATCAATAGTGCGCTATCTTCGTAAGGCTCCACCGCGTACCATTTCGGGGCAAGGATGCTGCCAAAGTTGTAAACCCAGGTCGTGGCGTAGTCCGGCCCGAAAATGTAGTGCCGTGTATGGTCATCGGTGCGCACCCATTCGCCCTGCAATTCATCCTGCAAGGTTGGATCGAAGCGGCTGTCTGCGCAAGATGCCGCGAAAAGCAGAAAAAATAAGATTGCGTTTTTCATTTTCAGAAAATCGTTTTGGTTGGTCTTGCCCCGTTCTCGCATTTGAAATTCGGGGTTTGGTCAGGCTCGCAATTCATTTTAGCGTATCCCATCAGGCGTTTAATCGAACGCGGTTTAATCGCGTCGTAAGCCTTCACAAAGGCAGACGTGAAAAGCCCTCCGTTTCCGGTATCATAACTCACCTCGTTGAATGCACAGGCAAGCAGCCAATAGAGTTTTGGCTTCCGTGCCTGTGCCCGCGTCTGTGGCCTGGTCATGAACTGCTGAATACGCATTTCATTGGCATTGAAATGCACGAATTTCGCGGTTCTACGCACCGGCTGATATTGCGACATTTTGGAAAATTCACCTGCAAAGCAGCAATCTAAAATTACAATTACGCTGCCCGCGATTTGCTCGACAGCGCGGCGGAAGTCGCTTTCTGGTATGACTTCTATTTTCGATCCGTTCCAAAAGCAGATACCGCCCTGGAATCCATCTACTTCCGTAATGTCATCCAAGTAGGTGCCGTGACCGCTGAAACAAATGTAGGTGGTATCCTTTTCGGTGCAAGCGTCCCGCAGGCTTGCGCAATCGGCGTAGAACCGTTCTGCGCTGTAAGTACCCGTCAGGGTTGCGCCGTAGGCATTTCGGGGCATACGGTTGTATATGTTGGCCGCGTCGATCTCGCAGCCGTTCAGGGCGTATTGCGACCCTGCGTAGTTTAGTCCGATAATTAGCGCTCTTTTCATTCGCTGTCTCTTTGGTTTGCGTCGGTTATCATTTGCAATGCCCCCTGCAATGGTCGGACTTTTATGTCCGGATTGTTGCGGTTCGTCACCATTTCTGCAAGCCTTCCCGATTCATCCGCAACGTAAAACACGACCTTGCCTAAATGGGTCATTGTCCCGTCAAAGTCTTGCCCGGCGTATTTGCCTGTTAGGATTTGAATGTTGCAGTTCATGTTTACGGATGTATTAACCCCAATTGTGAAAGAATTTCAACCCCCCTTGGCGTTATAAGATTAAACCCACCGGCAATGCTTTGGCACAAGCCGAACTTTTCAAGGACGTCCCGCTCTGTCTTGCTCACCAAATCGCCGTCCCATGTAAGCCGAAGCAGTTGCAAAAGTTGCTCAATGCGCCCCTTCTGATTGTAGGCTGCCGACGTTTTGTAATGGTTTGCGTAGTCTGCCATGATGCAAATTTACGGTTTATTTCAGATGATTGTACTTTCCAACTTCCTTTGTCCATTCCGGCGGATTTGGGTCTTTTGGCCGTATGCCAACCGGGAAAATGATTTTGCTCACTTCTCCGCCTTTTTCAGGCTTGAAAAGTTCGCGGGTTTCTGTGGTGGTGGTTTTTTGGGGGGGGGTGGCTTGTTTTGGTTTCATTATTCAAACATTTTTTGCAGGTGATTACCCATTTCCTCAAACTTGCCGCCGCGCTCCATAACGCGAAGTTTTGCCATAAATTCGGGCTGTTCATTTGCGTACATTTTGAAAAGCGAAGGGTTGTTTATCTTACAGGAATGAACATTAGCAATTCGGTCACATAATTTTACCAAAACCGCATCAGGGTTTGCCGCTGTCTTTGCGTAGGTTTTCGCCTTGCGCTCTTTTCGATTCTTTCCTGGTTCGTCGGTAACGCCCCAAACCGCTTGATAAATCCTGCCTTCAAAATCAAGCGCAATAGCGTTATTCCATTTAGGGGTGCAATCCTCTAAAACGTCATGCAGCCAACAGGCAGCGGCTATTTCTGAACCAAGTCCAAAATAATTGCACACGCTTACAACGCTTTCCAAATGCTTCGTGTATGGCACATCGCCGTACATCTGCCCGTAGTGAGCATCAATAGCAATCCGCCTTGCATTGTCAAGTATCAGTTCGTCGTATCTCATTTTCGTTACGTGTTTTGTGAGCAAAAATTAAGCCTAACTGTCGCCTGCCGGAAATGCCCGCTAATCGCGGGGCAATTCGTCGGGCTTTGAGTTAGCCTAAAAATAGCGCCGGTTTAGGATTTTGGGCACTTCCCTTTCGGCGTGTGCCTCGCTCGTCCATGCCGGCGCTATGTGCTTTGTGAGCCTCCCCCGTAAGTTTCGGCCCGTTTTTCTGCTTTCAAGTGTGAAATTACCTGCACAATCGCCTGCAATACATCGCGGGCATGGTCAAGCAGCAAAATCGACTGCTTGTATTCAGCGTCCGCCATTTGCTCATTATTCAGCAGCGTTTCAATATCCACACTTGCCCGCGCCTCTGCCTTTGCCGCGCTGTCGCCTTCTCCGATGTATCCCCACTTAGCCCGGTTGTACGCTGCCCTGCGCTGAAATTCAGTTTCGTTCTTTTGCCGGTACAACTGCCCAACCTCTACCGAAAACTCGAAAAGCAACGGGGCAAACGTTGTTTGATACCAAAGCAACTTCTCCAGGTTCGCCGGATCGGGCTTCATGCCCTTGAAGGCTTGCACCCCGTCGGCGATGCGTTCGGCTGTGGATTTATCGCTCATTCAAAAAGCGTTTGTTGATTTTCTGCAATTGTCGCCGGGGTTGACTTCTTGCCGCTGCCTGCCTCAAACACTCCGGGCTTCACCCGCTTCAACATTCCGGCATTGACCATGCGCGAAAGGCGTTCGCCGATGTACTTTTCCCCGTTTCGGTAGTACGGATCGCCCGTAAAGGAAAATATTTCCTCTTTGGTTGCGGTGCCTTTTGATCGGACAAAATTATAAATGGCGCGTTGACTGGGTGTCATTG